TCCTTTTGCAAAAGAAGCTGCAATATCGCAGCTTTGCTTATTTTGCCTTATCCATTATCCATGTCAAGCATTTTAATAAGCCTTATAGCAGCATCAACTGAATCTACTCGGCTTACCGCACCGCCTCGCCAATTTTGCATAAATTTGACTTGTGGTTCTGTGTAAGCAGCCTTGCTATCTCTTTTTATTTCGCAAAGAACGCTGTGTTTTCGGTATCCAAGCAAAATATCTGGGCAACCTTGGCCCACTCTAGAAAGATTTAAAACAGATGCCCCCAACGCTATAAACGTATGAATTATTTGATTTTGGTTCTCATCCACTCGTTTAGCATATTTATTCATTTAATAAATCCCTAGTTTTTTCAACGAGCTGCTCTGGTGAATACCCCCAATACTTAGTGAATCCTTTAGCTCCAAGCGAATGATAACTGGTATTTCCAAGACGATGGTGGTATGCACAGAGGGCAATGACAGCAGCCAAACTGCGCTTTCCTCCGTACCGCCTGACGTGGTGCATTTCTGTTGGTGTATCGGTTGTTTCAATTCCATTTTGCCTGCACAATATGCAGCCCAATCGTGCCAATTTTGCATAAACCTCTTTTTCAGCTTTGGTTGGCATATTCGTACCATTGCAAATAATATTGTTTTAAAGATTCAAAGTTACTACCAGCCAAAGTGCAGCTTCCGTCTTGATTTACCAAATAAAACTTTTGCACATTAGTTCCATTATCAGTATCGCCATAAATAATTAAAACAATGAAGTTTGGCAGTTTAGCAAAAGCTTTAAGCAAATATTCCTGACCTTTACTTAACTTTTCATTTTTACGCTTCCATTCCATGACCAAGAATTTACCTTTACGTTCGCAGATTCCATCCACGTTAGAAGGCAAAAACCCAGCGTTATCTTGGATTAATCCATAAAAATCACCATAATCGGTATGACTAGCGTAAGGGTTACGCATCATGAGCAATATCCTCAAGCTTTAAAGCAGACTCTACAAGCTGATTAGCAATTTCTCTTACCAAATCTTTGTCTTGGGCTATTGCAGCTTGGTAATAATTTTCTAATAGCTGTTTTGCTTCTAAAAATGGTTGGCTAAAGTCTTTCATTTACATATTTCCTTGTCTGCGGTTGGAAGATAAAGTGCGCCAAATATCAATAATTCGCATTTCATGATTGCGTTCGTTGTCTATTTTTTTAAATTGTTTTAAAGCTTCAGTCCAAGCCTGTACCGCTATTGCGTATTTATCGCTTGATAGAGCCTTTGCTTCTCTTTCAGCTACTGTGCCTTCAGCCAAGAGAAAAGAATGGCTCTTAGCCTGTTTTAAACCTTCCTCAAGGTATTTAACCTGACCAGCCCAAGCTGCATGAGATTCATCTGTAGAGGAAAGCTTAATTAAAGCTTCTTCAACCCTGTTTTCTGTTAATTGCTCTAAATTCATTTTCAATCTCCGTATTGGTCGGCTCTGTTGCCTTTAAGCCATTGTTCTTCAAAATCTCTTATCAACTGCCAATCAAACTTGCTTTTGCTCATGTATTCCCTAAAAGCCCTAAGACCCCATTGTTTGCGGTACAAAATAAGCTGACGTACAGCGCATTGATGCCGATACTTTTCACTACAACTCCAATCCTTGCTGGCTAAGTCTTTCATTTTGCAAAGCCTTGTAATCTTGATTTAATTCGCATCCAATCCATTTTCTGCCTAATTTTTGAGCAACAGCTCCTGTTGTTCCGCTTCCAAAAAATGGGTCAAGAACAATATCGCCTGTTTTTGTAGATGCCAATACGCAAGGCTCAATAAGTTCTTCAGGATAAACAGCAAAATGTGCCCCTGAGTATGGTTTGGTGGCTACAGTCCAAACATCCCTTTTGTTTTTAGTTTCGTAATGATTTGTAGTTAATCCAGCCATGCGAGTTCTACCAGAAGTGTTGTTTAATCTACTGTTATCCCTATCTCTATTTGTGTCATCGGTGCTATGCGCTGTTTCTTTAATTGCTTCATTGTCAAAATAGTAATGAGGCTTTTTGCTTAATAGAAATATGTATTCATGGCTTTTAGTGCATCGGTCTTTAACTGATTCAGGCATTGGATTAGGTTTATGCCAAATAATGTCCTGCCTCAAATACCAACCAAAATCTTGCAAAGCAAAAGCTAACTTCCAAGGCATACCCATAAGGTCTTTTTCTTTGTATCCATCAAGTTTATTTCCACGCTTTGCGCTGTGTTCAAACTCCGATGCTTTTTGGCTGGCAATAGAGTTAGCAACAACTCTTTGTCCTTTTCCTGGTCTGTAGTTGTAATAACTATCTCCAAGGTTTACCCAAAGAGTTCCATCATCTTCCAATATGTCCCAAACACAAGCAAAAACTTCAACCAAATTATCTATAAATTCTTTTGGTGTTTGTTCATTACCAATTTGACCATCTACACCATAGTCCCTTAATCCGTAATAAGGAGGGCTAGTTATGCAAGATTGCACTTTTATGCCGTCTTTAGCCATTTGGCGCATAGATTCTCTGCAATCTCCAAAATAAACTTTATTCAAAATGGGGCTTTCTCAAATTTAAATACTGGTTTATTGACTTTTTTAGACACAATTTTCCAATCAGGTCGTAGTGAAACAAGGTATTGAGCTTCAGTTTTGCTTTTAACCTGGCGAATCATGCCCAGTTCGTCATAGATGTAATAAATCATCCTTGTTTGACCCTTTCTCGATACTGACCTTCAGTTTCCCCAGGTTTAGGCAAAATACCCAATTCCCTGCCTTTAGTCATAACCCCTTCAAGAGTTGCATCCCATCGCTGTGCTGGTTTGTCCACAGTCCGCACAGAATTGATTTGTAGCCATTCAGCCTTAAAACCGCCCCAACCCCTTTCACAACAGATTTGAACGGCTTCTGCTAGGGTTTTATTGGCTTTCTGTGCCTCTTTTGCTATTCCATTGAAAGCTGTCTGTGTAACTGGCAGTTTTTTAGACTTTCTAAGAATTAAAAAATCATTCCACAATAAATCCGATAAACCTTCAGGTTTGGCGATAGTGCTTTTAATATGGTTCTTGGTTCTTGGTTCTTGGTTCTTGGTTGGCATTGGGGGGTTATTAAGGGGGGTAATAGGGGGGCTATCGCTACCCTTATGCCACCTTAATGCTGCGCCTTTGCGACCCCCATCTTTCATAGCTTTGTATTTGGCTATTTCTTCATCAGCTCTTTTTAAATGCCAGGCATTTTCTTCATAAATAAAAAATTCATGTAAAAGGCTGCCTACAATTTCAAAACTAGACCTAACCTTTCGAGCTAACTTTGCCGTATCCGTAAAAGGTTCTTCAGTTTGATAATAAAGGTCAATCATGCGCCTATAAGCCAAATCCTCCTCATCAGTTAAATGGCTTGTATGGCTTAGATAATCCCCAATATGAAATGGGTAAAAGTTCATTTTAAGCCTTAAATAGGTCTGGTCGCATCATTTCCTTGGTCAAACGACCCTCAGAAAGCTCCAATATTCGCTTTAAATGACGAATAGGTACTCTTCCCCTATCAGCCCAGTTGTAAACGGCTGATGGCCTGATTTCTAGCTTTTCGGCTAAGTTAGTAATACTGCCAAATTCGGCTTTTATCAAATTTAATTGGTGCATAAATCCTCCTTTTCTACACTTTACCACAAAATGAATAGAAGTGTTGTATTAGGGAAACTCCCTATAAAATAGTTGTATCAAAGTGGAATAATAGTGTATAGTGAAGTCACCTTAACAAGTGATGAAGGGAAGTGAAATGAAACTACTAGACGCAATCGGTGTAATTCTTTTGGGTGTTGTATTGGCTGCTATGTTTGTTTACGGAGGGTTTTAATATGAATCGACATGATGCCTATTACGAGCCAGAAGATGACTATATGGATTCTGACGAGCTGCAAGCAGAAGTAGCCGACCTAATGAAAGATGAATATAACCCATGCACCTGGAGTAACTTCAACGAGGCTTTTGCAGCAACTCAAAACAAAGACGATATTGCAGCTCTTGAAGAAATGCTTGAAAAACGTGATTTTGAAGCTTTAGGTCGTAAGCTTTGGAATATGTCTTACGAATACATGGAAGATTTTGCAACTGGCAAGATTACAGGACAATATTAAGGGATGACTATGAAAACATTTAACGAACTCAGAACCATAAATGTCAATGAATTTGTAGAAAGAAAAGGTAAATTTACTTACCTTTCTTGGACTTGGGCAGTAGACCAGCTTCTACAAAACGACCCAGCAGCCACTTGGACTTTTGGTGACCCTGTTTACTTCAATGAATCACTCATGGTTTTTTGCACAGTAACCGCTATGGGTAAATCCATGACTTGCCAAATGCCTGTCATTAACAACATGAACAAGGCCATTTCTAACCCTAATGCAATGGATGTCAATACAGCCATGATGCGATGCCTGGTCAAGTGCATTAGCTTGTTTGGCATTGGCTTGTATATTTACGCTGGCGAGGATTTGCCTGATGAAGAAATACCGGATTTAACCGCAGAAGCAGACAAATGGGTTTTAGCTATTGCTGGCACTAAGACTATGGATGAGCTTAAAGAAATCTATGGCGCAGCTTATAAAGCCCTTAGCAAAGACAAATCAGCCGTAGATAAACTAGCTAGTGCTAAAGACTTGCAAAAAGGCACTTTAATGGCATTGCAATCATGAACAATGAACCAGTAGCGTATGTAGATAATGTTTGGATTAACAGACCTGATTTGGCTATGGAGTTAGGGATTGGTCAAATGTTTTCAAGATGCCAGCTATCAGACCATCAAATTCCACTCTATACCCATCAATACGAAAGACCGCACAACACAGTATTAGTGCCATGCGATAAGTTAGCGGAAATGCAAGCTGAAATAAAAAGACTAACCCAAGAAAACCATGACTTATGGGAGCAATTAAATGAACGCAAATGAACTAATAAAAAGAATGGAAGATGGATACTCTGTTTCTTATGACGAAATTATTGCCATGCTTCGCCAGTTTGACCTTGCTGAAAGCATTATTAAGCAACAAGAACTTCAAATAGAGGCGTTGAAAGCTGAAAACAAATCTTTAATTGCTGAATTACAACAATGGGAAGACGACTATGATGAGCCATACAAAGAAGCTAGACCTTGGACACCTGAAGAGGCCAATTATTTACGCAAGTGGGCTATTGAAGGTGATTTAAAAAATGCCAAAACATTATTGGAGCAGGCTGGATACAAAGTGCAGGAGCCAAAGAAATGAACAATGAACCAGTAGCGTGGACAGATGGAAAAGGCAATTACTTTGATAAAAATAGTTTTTTCCCAGTAGATGACCTTATTCCACTCTATACCCATCAATATCAAAGACCGCACAACACAGTATTAGTGCCATGCGATAAGTTAGCAGAAATGCAAGCTGAAATAGAAGCGTTGAAACAA